TAGCTTCGTCTAGCGGTGACATCTGTTGACCTAACAACATGTTCATCAGACCAGCTTGCTGCTGTAGCTGTAATCTGTTAGCTAAGTCTTGACCTTGTATGTAGCCTTCAATGCCTTTCCCAGACAACTGAGCACCTAAGTCTGCTCCTGTAACCTGACCTCTGGATACATAGCCAGCAGGGACTTGACTTGCTTCCAACAGCGATAGAGCTTGCCGTTGTGGTGTGTAAGCAGCTCCTAACAGTCCTGTAGCGCCTTCTAAGGCTTGTTGCTGCTCTGCTAGTGCCTGACCACGCGCAGCCAGTGCAGCCTCGTTACGAGCTTCTCCTAAGCCTTTACCATACTGAAACTCTTCTGGAGTGCCACCGTACATAGCTGACTGTATACCACCGCGACCTCTGGAGAATAAATCTTCTTGCATTCCTAAGAGCGCACGTTCTTCTTCTGGACGCTGTGTAGCTCTAATCTGCTCGTAGATAGCTTGTTGCTGTGCCATAGGATCTTGACCAACTTGACCGAACAAGTTCTGAGACTGCCCCATCAATTGACTCTGCATAGCCTGCTGCTGTGGGCTAAGATTAACACCAAAGCCTCCTCCAGCAGTTGTACCTATGTTAGCTAATCCGCTAGTAACAGTGTATGGCTGAAACGCAGCCGATGCCCTAGCTTCTGCACCAGCTGCTTCTGACAAGGCTCTAGCTTGTTCTCCACTAGCTTGCGCACCTTTTATATTTTCTTGGCTTAAATAATAGTTAGCTAAGCCACCTAGACCACTGCCAATCTGACTGTTATAAGCGCCGCCAAAAAGATCATCAAAAAAACCTGCCATTAGAATGTACCTCCAGTAATTGTGCCAGCTGTTAGAGTGCCAGTTACATTGACTGTAGCGGCTGTAAGAGTCCCTGTAAAAGTAGGACTAGCTGAGTCAGATTTAGAGTTCACAGCAGTTTGTATGTTGTTAAACTCAGTGTTAATTTCAGTTCCCTTAACAATTTTAGCTGGATCGCCAGACGTTAGGGAGTCCTTAGTTGCAAAGTTAGTTGTCTTAGTATAATTAGACATTAGATAAGTCTCCCTATTAGAGCGTGTATGTCAATCTTTTGAATTGAGAAAGGTGAATTGTTAATTTCTGCTTCAATACCCACTGTCAGCACAGTACCATTGCCGCTAGCGTTTACTTTAGGCGTGTTAATAACAACAGAGGAAGTATATTCAGCTGTTGTGTTATACTCAGCTATGCCATACTCAGCAGGATTACCAGCACCAAAAGTAAAGGCTTGCTTTGTGTAATCTCCTGTGTAATCATAACCCCAGTTTAAAGTTGTTTCTGTAGCTTGACCACCAATGATAGTTAGGTTAAACTTCTTCAAGAACTTCAAATTAGCAGGACTCTGGAAATCGTTAGGGTTGCTAAAGTAACGTAGCTGGTACTTCTGGCTGTTGTCTAAGTAGCCGTTATATTTAACAATACCTTCTGGACGACCTATGTATAACTCATCATCAGCAAACATGCTAAAACCAACAGGCGTTAAAGACGACCAAGTTGTTACACGAAACGCTCCATTCTCTAACGGTGCTTGTACATCAAAACAGTATACAATCTGACTCTCTGGCATGGTGATTAAGTAGAAGGCCTCTACAGGATTATAAATAGCTTTAATAGCTTTTCTATGACCATTGCTTTGTACTTCTTCCACCACTGATGCCAACAGATCATTTCTAACATTTCGGCTAATATCGTTTAAAGGCAGCGACTTTTCCTGAATCAATCGTCCTAAAGACATTATACCACGATTAGAAAGAAAAAGCAAGTCAGTACCAGTAGATTGTATAGAATCTCTTGCTATACAGCCAGTGCCTTCAATTGTGTCAACAAGAGTTAAATTAGCAGAAGGGCTGTCAGCACCTGAAAACACAAGAACATTCTTTTTACCAAACACTAACAAGAAGTTGTTATGTTCCGCTAGTGCAACTGCTTCATCATAGCCATAAGGCCACACAGTTGTTAAGTCTATAGAGCCTGACGAACCACCATGCCAATCGTCACCGGCCAGCAAAGAACTCCAGTACACAGTGTATTTATTATTGGTTAGGTCACAAGTCCATAAACGACCAAAAGCAGCCAACACTTCGTTACCTTCTGGAGGCACGTTTGTTCCTGAAGACTGCAACTCTGTAAGCGTTGACGAACCTGCCGTACTTTCTAGAGGAGCATGATCGTCTTGGAAGAAGTAGACATTGTTGTTAAAAGACACAATCTTCCAATCGTTATCGGTAATAACGTATCCAACAGGCAACGTCACTTCAACCAATGTTGTAGTACCTGTGAATATCTTGTTGTTACCTGCTGAGAATACAGTAGTTACGTTAGCTCTGCTGATAAACTCAAGGATACAACAGAGACCGGGGCTAGTTCCTAGCACAGCAGCTCCGTTAGTTGACACAGGTACAAAGCCTTTCCGAGCGCCTACACGACCTAGCTGATCAATAACGCAGTTGTCAGCAATAGAAGCATAAGCAGGATTCAGACCAATCGGAGAGTCTTGAGTGTTGATACCCAAGAAGCCCGGTGCTGAGATTGTTATGTTCTGTAATTGTTGAGCCATTATACAGTCGTCCAAATAGTCTCTTCAGGATGTTTAGCAGCGTCTAGTGCTATAGCGTCTGACATAGTTCTATCAGCCAATGCAAACAACTCTGCTGCTGATGTACCGCCTGTTTCGCCACGCTCTCTCGCGCCTAATGCGGTAGCTAGTTGTATAACAGGAGAAGACGGTATAAACATTTTGTCTGTGTCCGCTGTCAAGTCTGCTGTACGCAACACCACGTTAAAGCGAAGCGCGTACACGCCATCAGGAGCAGGGTAGACATCTACAGCACTATCGCCGTTAGAGTCAATACCGTTCCAGCTGTAGAACTGTGGAGCACCCATGGGCGGTGTTTCAATCAAGTAGGCCATCGTCATCCAATGAGCTGCTCGATACTCCATAAACCAGTCTGAAGTGTCGTTAACAACATCAAGAACTTTAATGCGATCTTGTGAGCCTGTGAGGTTGTAGTTAAACACACTCTCTTGGGTTGTAACAGTCAGTGTAGTTCTGAGAGCTGACCAGTCCCAAGCATCCTCAACAGTTCGTTTAGCATCGTTAACAAACTCCCCAACAAGTTTAGAGTAGCTAGTCTGTGCTACAGAGTCTACTTCTTCCTCTCTAAGTCTGCGAAGTACGCTGTTTACTAATTGTAAATATGTCATCAGGAGTAGTACCTCTTTAAAATTTCTAATTGTTGATTTGTTAACATTCCTTGATTAGCTGGCTCTTGTCTTCCCAACTGCACGTATGGAGATATTTCTTGTCTGCTTCCTACTGCTACTTTAGATTTAAATAGCTCAGGGAATAACAGCTCTGTAGTTCTCTTAGGTGACATCATCCCAGAAGCTCCAGCTACGCCTTGTATGCCTTGCTCTCCCTGTGCACCTGTTTCGCCAGCAGCGCCAGCTTCGCCAGCAGCGCCTGTAGCGCCAGTAGCACCAGCTTCGCCAGCAGCGCCTGTAGCGCCTGTAGCTCCTATTTCACCTTGTATTCCTTGAGCGCCTGTAGCGCCAGCAGCGCCTGTAGCTCCAGTAGCTCCTATTTCACCTTGTATTCCTTGAGCGCCTGTAGCGCCAGCAGCGCCTGTAGCTCCAGTAGCGCCAGCAGCGCCTGTAGCTCCAGTAGCTCCTATTTCACCTTGTATTCCTTGAGCGCCTGTAGCGCCAGCAGCGCCTGTAGCTCCAGTAGCGCCAGCAGCGCCTGTAGCTCCAGTAGCGCCAGCAGCGCCTGTAGCTCCAGTAGCTCCATCAAGACCGTCTAATCCGTCTAAACCATCTATTCCGTCTGCTCCAGCTGCACCATCTAATCCGTCTATGCCGTCTATACCGTCTATACCGTCTATACCGTCTAAACCATCTGTGCCAGCTGCTCCGTCTAAGCCGTTAACACCATCCATGCCGTCAGTACCGTCTCTACCATCAGCTCCGGTAAAATCTTCAAGATTCACAAAATCTTTAAATAAATTGTATATATCAGTAGAGTCTGTTGTTGTTCCTTCCCCAGTTTCTGTAGCTGGTGGTTGATCATCTAAAACATCGTCTATTGTGGTGTCATCTTTTATGACAGGGCCATAAACTTCGTCGTATGGAGTACCAGCAAGCAGCTCACCAACAAATCGACCACCCATTTTAATGTATTCATCGATGAAGATGTCACCAGCCAATACTCCTTCGTAAATTTGTCTAAGCAGTATGTCTTCTTCTTCAACGCCGCCACCAGTGTCGCCAGTGTCGCCAGTGTCGCCAGTGTCGCCTCCACCTGTCAACATACCGTCAGTGTCGCCAGTGTCGCCAGTGTCTCCAGTGTCGCCAGTGTCTCCAGTGTCGCCAGTGTCTCCAGTGTCTCCAGTGTCTCCAGTAGTATCTACACGATCAACAGGTTCTACAACGTAGACGTCACGAGTAAAACCTGCTTCTGCCGCAGCGGCGTCCGCAGCAGCGCGAGCGGCAGCATCAGCGGCAGTGTCTTCTAATGTAATTTCTTCAGAAGTAAAGTCAGGAATATCAGTATCTTGATCATAATCAGCTTGATCAGGCTGATCACCTGTTATATCAACTTGGTTGCCGTCTACGTCAGTAACGACTGTATCAACGTTTCTTCCTGCTTCTATAGCAGCTATGACTTCTGCTAAATCATCATCAGCATCTGCTATTTCTCTACCCTCTTGATTAGCTGCTACAGTAGCTGCAACGTCTAAAGCATTTGCCACTGTTACAATTGGGTCAGAGGCCAACGCAGCACCTTCCCATATCTGTTGATATAAGTCAGTATCTAGGTTAGCAACGTCTAATACTCCTGAATCAAAAGCTGATTGAATAGCCGCGTCACCGGCTGCAAAATCAACTACAGCGTCTGCGGTTTCTGCGGCGGAAACTGTAGAACTTAATGCATCGCCATCAGCAGCCATTTGTGCCGGGGTTCTAGGGGCTGTAGTTCCGGTAGTTCCTGTAGTTGGAGAAGGCATTTGAGAAAGCTGATACGCACCTGTTGCTAAGTTTATCCAATCTTGTGTAGTTAAAGTTTCTCCCATCATTCCTGCCGCTACTGACAGTATTATTTCTGAAACACCGCCTGTAAGAAGGGCAAGACCTGCTCTAACGTATGGGTTAAAAGCTGCTGCAATACCCTGCTCTTGTGGAACAGCGACTACAGAATAAGTACCTACTGGGCCGTATGCTTGGTAAACAACATCACTGCCTTCTTTAGCTATAGAGGCTACTGATCCTTCAGTTCCTGTGTTAAGATATACTTTCTGCCCG